AAAATCATTTAGTATCCTCATTGACTAAATCCTCATAGGCTTTTTCCCAAACTTCATGCATCGTTAGGAGCCAATCTAAAGCTTTTAGTTGACCTTTACGTTCTTGTAGTTCTTCTCCACTAGAGATAGTGGTTATGTCCGCTACTGCGTCTCTGTACTCTTTAGCGTCTTCCAATAGAGTTTTCCATCCTGGATGGCTCATGAGGTCGAATCGCTCTTCGTAGTATCTTAGTAACTTAGTAGTATCCATTGTTGTTATTTTACCACATCTTTATTAATTTGTCAAGCATGTTTTTACATATTTGTCAATACCCAGTTAATATTTTCTTCATCCCATGAATACATCTGACCATCTGTAGGCATTGCTACAGGGGCTTCCCACTGAGCATCTGCATTAAGTAACCAAGATGGAAATGGTTTAGGTGGTACAAAAGCATCAATGTCTGATCTGTACGTATAACCAATACCAGCATAGTTCTTTCTAAAGTTACCGTTGTAAGAGGTTTGTTTCCAGTTACCACCTAAGATCTTCTCTAAGTGAGCTGCACCGATGTGTTCTTTTTCTACACCTTCAGCATCAGAAGTATCTTTGTTGTCAACAACCACTACTTGAGTAACAACATTATTTTCATCAATCTTTGCAAAGTGAGCCATTACGCCTCCAGCTTTAATCCAGTTAAATCCATTTCTTCCCCGACAACACCGACAGGGAAGGTGTTAAACGATAAGCTAATCCGAGTGTCATCGCCTTTGACTTCAGGAACCATATGCGTCAGTGACGATGGAAACAGAATCAGCTTGCCAGCAGTGGCTTCAAACCACCAGCTTTCAGAGTTGTACGGGTTCCACTGCTCCGGCGGAAACTTGATTTGCTGCCAGCCATCACGGTAAAAGTAAATCCTGTCATCAGCGTTGGTCTGCACATAAAACACGCCTGAGATGTAGCTATTAGGATGTGCGTGTTTGTGGTGATACTGCCCTGGTTCTGAGTAGTTACACCAGCTTTGCGTGACTCTCAGGCTGACATTGTGCTTAGGATTGACTGTGCTTTTGAAGTAATCCGAGACGCTATCTTCTATGAATGATCGCAGTGAGGTTAACGCAGGGTCACGCAGCACAAAGTTGTTCGTGCTTGTGGTGTTACCCATGTTGGGTCGCGTCTGAAGCTCACGGATGAAGAACAACTCCTCATCGCTCAGAGGTCTACCAAGCTCTGCAAAGCCTACAGGGGTTGGGAATAGGTTATGCAACTGCACGTTGGAATTCCTCACGGGCTATACCCATCTCTTTTAACTGCTCGTCCGTGTAGATCGTAGGGATGCTGTCCTCAAACTCACGAATCTTGTCAATGACCCAATACACTTCTTCTATGCTTGGGCATGGCCGTGGATCATCCCACCTTGTAAAGACGTTGTTACTGATTTCCCATTTAGCACCTGGACGAAGCAAGTGCATTGCTGTATCAATCCCCAGGAACCTAAATACCTTTGTTGTCATATACCCTCTTATTGATTTATTTTTATGATGACGATACCGGAACCGCCTGTTCCTCCATTGCCGCCTGCGCCATTGAAGTCCCTAGCTCCACCTGCACCGCCACCAGAATTTGTTGAGCCATTTGTCCCGTTTGTATTGCCCGTAGTGCCGCCACCGCCGCCACCATAACCTCCGCTTCCAGCAGTATCACCTGCGCCGCCGCCACCTCCAGAGTAATATCCCGTAGCAGGAGACCCACCAGGACCAGCCGCTCCGTAAGTGCTTGCATACGATGGACCTAAAATTCCTGCCCCACCGTTTCCACCAGTTGACCCAGAGGCATTTCCACCAGTAGCGCCAGCGCCACCACCACCGCCAGCACCAACATTGTTTGAACTTGCCCCACCGTCATTGCCCTGCCCTGATGGAGAAGTTGACGCAGGACCGCCAGCCGTAGAGCCTGTTCCTGCACTCCCGCCGCCCGATCCTCCTGTCAACCCCGCTTGTGCAGGCGACTCATAAGAACCAGCCCCGCCACCTCCTGCAGACGTAATGGTTGTGAACGATGGGCTTCCTTCTACTTGTGCAATAGATGATGGATCTCCTGTCGTGCCTTTACTCGTCCTTGCTGTTGAACCTGCCCCGCCAGCGCCGACAGTAATTGTGTAATTATTTCCAGCCGTAACAGTTACTCCTGAAGCAGTGCGGTAACCACCAGCACCTCCACCGCCACCGAGTCTTCCCCCACCCCCACCACCCGCAACCACAAGGTAGTCAACAGAGGTCACACCCGTAGGACATTTCCACGTTGTAGTGCCTTTAAACACAAATACGGTTTGTGATGGTACGGTGTACTTTAGGATAACAATGCCGGAGCCGCCTGCTCCACCGACCGCTGCTGCGTAAGCTGGAGAACCTTTACCACCTCCACCTCCGCCACCGCCTGTGTTTGCGGTTCCTGCTGTACCTGCACCAGTCCCAGTATCAGAACCGTTTCCATCTCCTCCACCGCCTTTTTGAGAAGTTGTAGCAGTACCACCACCTAAACCGGCAGTGACGTTGCCATAAGCCCCTCCTCCGCCGCCGCCTGCATAATAAACCGTTGAACCTGTAATTGTTGAGGTTCCAGCTAAACCGCCATTGCCTCCAGCAGAAGGATTTTGCCCAGGCTGTCCTGCCCCACCAGCCCCTCCTCCGCCGCCTCCAGCACCGCTAGCCCCGTTTCCGCTTCCTCCCGCATTGCCTTGACCTGATGGAGAAGCCGCGCCACCTGGGCCGCCTAAAATACCACCTCCTCCAGAACCACCAGATCTGCCACTACCATTGACAGGTAGGTATCCAGGGGCGCCGCCACCACCGGCTGATGTAATTGAAGCTGGTGATCCTATAGAAGATGAACCACCATCACCACCTGTATTAGTTGTATTAGATGGTGAACCGCTTGCGCCTCCAGACCCAACGGTAATTGTGTAATCAGTTCCCGCAGTAACACTGAGGCCGGTTCCAGCTCTAAATCCTCCGGCCCCACCACCACCGCCGTATGCGCCACCACCGCCTCCGCCACCCGCAACAACCAAATATTCAACCTCAGTCACCCCAGTAGGGCAAGTCCAAGTGGACGTAGCGGTAAAGGTTTGGACGATGGTGTAGCCAGCCGAGCTGCCAGAAAAAGCAGCAGCAATCATTGCACTTAATGCGCCAGCCATGTTAGGTCACTCCTGCGCCAGAAACATACCAAGTATCTGTAGCTACTTTAAGTAACGTAGCCATTCCCTTTGTTGCTACTGTCCTGTTTCCTGTTGCTCCGTTAGCAAGCTGGAAAGTAACACCAGCACCAGATATTGTTAGGTTCCCTGAATTGTTGTTAACAACAAGAATGGTTGTTCCTACGTCAATGGCTGTTGTTGCGTTGGTGTTAACCGTTAATGTTGCTGTCGATCCACCAGTAAAGTAAATATGCTTTCCTGCGTCACTAGCAGCAACTGTTGTATTTGTACTTTGTGGAGCACCGATATAACCAACCTTGTTAGTTCCGTCTACTGTACAACTTGATAGTGTTCCAGAAGAAGGTGTTCCTAGCGCACCTCCAGGAACTACATAATCAGTACCAGCAGTAGCGGCAGATATTGCTGTACCATTACCTTTTAAAACACCTGTTATTGATGTTGATAAAGTAATTGCTGGTGTTGATGAAGCATTAGCAACTGTTCCTGCTAAACCATTAGCTGAAACAACGGATACAGTAGTGACAGAACCACCACCAGCAGCAGAACTAAACGTTAAATTGCCTGATCCGTCCGTACTTAAGAACTGACCATTTGTTCCATCTGTGGCAGGTAACGTAAATGTTGTGCTAGAAGAAGTATTTGCTGACTGTATCGTAGTTGTTCCAGTACCGCTTGCATTACCCTGGACTTTGAGATTACTCACTTTACTCTCCTAAAAACCAAGAACAACCCAACGCTCATCTGTTCCTACAGTTACTGAAGCATTTGAGTTAATTGTTACAGGACCAACGCTTAATCCGTTGTAACCGTCTGTTATTGTATAGTTAGATGATATGGTTCGTAGGTTTTCTAATATTGTACTAGAACCACCGCCTCCACCACCTGTACCGTTTGCTGCTGCTGTGATACGACCTTGTGCATCAACAGTGATATTAGCGTTAGTGTATGAACCTGCTGTAACCGCTGTGTTCGCTAAGTTAATGGTTCTGTTAGCGGACAAATCACCACCACCAGACAACCCAGTACCGGCAGTGATTGTTGTTGTTCCTACCGCATAACCAGCAGAGGCATGATTACCCCATCCATAAGCAGTATCCCAATCAGTTTGCTTTGCTGTGGTCGGTATTGCATAACCAGCTGTATACGATACTGCTAACGTACCTGCTGATGTTACTGGTGATCCTGTTACAGTTAATCCAGTAGGTACTGACATAGCTACTGATGTTACTGTGCCATTGCCTGACAAAGCAGCAATGTTACTAAGGGTTGTCTTTACTGTGTTACCACCCTGTACAATAGGTACAACTTCAGTACCAGCCAGTGCTGATGCATTTGATAGTGCTGATATCTTTATGTCAGCCATGTCTACTCCATGATAATGTAGTCACCAGCTTCTGTGGTAAGTAAATTACCGTTTTCAGTAGCCAGGATGTTCGCAACACTAAGCCAACCAAGTAAGTAAGTAAACGATGCTTTCTTCCATTGTCCGTCTTGTCTAACAAGAAAGTATTCTGGTACAGGATCTTCAGAGGCATCAGGTAAACCATCTAGTCCAAACTGCTGTGTATTCTGAATGTATATGTTGTCCTTGGACTTAGAAGTCTGTGGTAACTCACCAGCACTGACTTCAATACCATTAGACAGTTTAAGTACCAGTGAGTTGTCAATGTCAATGTAAGCATCAACAACAGATACACCATCCTTACCTGCTTTACCGTCCTTACCATCTTTACCATCAACACCATCTCTACCATCTTTTCCTGGTAGTCCATCTTTACCAGGATTACCTTTTTCACCTCTTGGACCTTGTTTACCTTGTGGTCCTTCCAGCTTAATGATGGTATCTGCTTTGGAGTCTAACTCACTTACTTTTTTCTTTAGCTTACCAACAACAGCAGCGAGCTGTAGTAGCTTTTCCTCATCCATGATTACTCACCAAGAGCGTCATTGAACTGCTTATCAACTTGCTTTTTAGTCTCCATCTGCATCTTGGCAATGTTTTCGTTACTCTTAATATCTTCTTCCTTCAACATCAACTCAGCAATCTTGATTCTGCGTTGAAATTCACGCTCTGCTGAGTCATCGTTGTTAGGAAGGTTCTGAGTGGCTGCATTAACGATCTTAGCTCTTACCTCTTCAGGCATTAACTGAGCCTCTATCGTCACTTTCTGAGCCTCTGCTGCTGCTTTCTGTGCTCTAGCTTGTTTTTCCTGTACAGTAGCCTGTGCATCAGCCAATTGAAGCTGTGTAGCTTGCTGTTGAGCCTGTTGTTGCTCAGGATTTGGCTGTGTTAGCTGCTGAAGTTGCTGTAGTAAGCTCTCACGGTTAGGTAACGATGAGTATTCAACGATTCCTTGCAGCAATAACGGTACGATAGGACTGTTTGGCCCTAACGTAGACATCATTGCCATCATTTGAGCCTGTTCAAACTCTCTAGCAACCATCCCTAACGTACCTGTTGGGATAAACTCAAAGTCTTTTACAGGATAACGGTCAGGAGCAAACTGCATATACCGCCATGCAGCTTTCTGTACGAACGGAATAAGGAAATCTTCTTGGAAATTCACTAAGGAACGCTTATTCTTCTTGATGATACCGCTAACAGCCATCGCTAAACCAGCCGCTGCTGCATCACCACCACTGACTTGAGCAGGTAAATTAGCTGTATCTAGCGTACCTGTAGCCTGTAGCATCATTCTTTCGAAGATTTGAGCTGTTTCAATGTTGGATTTGTCCGTAACACCGAACTTAAATGGTTGTAGGATCTCTGCTGGATTACCGTTAACAAGGATATTCTTCCCTGGTTTGATCTCAAACTTCTGTCCACGAGGTAATCTAGAGGCATCTATAGCCATCATAGGAGCTGCTGTAAGCCCTAAAGAGTCTACATGGCTACGGATTTGTGCATCAACAGCCTTTTGCATGTTGTAGGCCTTCTCAGCCGTTCCACGACCCCAGAAACGACCAGGAACGCTATCAGCTTGGTAGGCAACAACAGGTCTGTCTTGCATCATGAAGGGGTTTTCTTCAGATTTGAGAAGCACCTCACCGTTACCGATGACAATCAACGCCTCTACCATGTCTGAATACTTCTCATCATCCTCAATGAGGTTATCTTCTGGGTTATCCAGTAGCTTCTTAGGTACTAAACCATAGTAACGAAGTAAGAGAACCTTATCATTCTGGTAGTAAGTTAAGTCTTGATTAGGCTCTAAGTCAGTGTCTAAGGCTGCATCGCCTAGATCAGCGGACATATAAACACCATCTTCCATGCCTTTAATGACAGCATGACGACCTACATACTCTTCAATAGCACAACCCATAGCATCATCAATGCTGGTTGCGTTAGGATCAACTAAGAAGTTCCTAGGATTGATAGGCTTTAGCTCTACCGCTACACGGACATTCTTGTTAACACCAATCATTGCCAATCCAGGCTGTGCTGTAGGCTGTGTTGCTGGTGCTAGATGTTTCTTCTGTTTAACAATGATCTCACCGATACCAGTACCGTAGATCTCTGCTAAGGTCATGATCTGACCAATGTTCTTACGTACTTTATCTTTCTTGAAATCTTCTGACAACAAGGATTTCATCTGTTCGATGTCTGTCTTTTCTGTGTCAGAAACATCATCACTGATGTCAAAGAAGACACCTTTAGCGAATACTGCTTCCTCAAGATCAGCTTGTTTGTTGTCTACTGCTTGTTGTAGGGCAGGGCTAATAAGCCTTGAACGCTCTGTATCCCTTGTCTTATCTTCATCAGCCCATAAACCACGCCAGAGACGCTCATACTCGTCCCAGCGATCCATGTAATTCTCATCCCTATAGTTACGCCAATCATTACAGCGATCCATGACGAAAGCTACTAGGGCATTCTGAGGTGTGATTTCAGATTCAAATTTCATTGTCACCAACCTATTGTTGTGTCTAGGACTTCGTACTCTTCTTCATTCAAGTTCTGATTCCAATCTGCTACCTGTATCTGATCAATGTAACTCACAGCATCAATTAAGTCATCATGAGTTTTACTATCAGGGAACTGCATCAGTTGATCTACAAACTTGTTATTCCAATCAGCTTCATTCAGTACAATCCTACCGTGTTCAAATCGTCCTTGTAGTGACCAAACAATCCTATCTGTCTTCTTCTTATTACCGTGTGTTAGTTCTTCAATACGAGGATAGTAGTTTAATCTCCTCATCAGATCATTCATATAAGGCATCACTGCATTCTTCAGTGCACCTTTTTCAATCCCTACAGCATTGACTCTGTAGTCCTTAGCAGCCTTTAGAATCCTTACTGCTGTTTCTCGGACATCCCATCTACCATACTGTATGTCAGCTACCCACCAGCCTTTAGTGTTGACCTTAACAATGGCTATCGCTGTTTCATCCAGTTTAGAATTCTTCGTCTTATTCGTCTGAGATGAATCCGTAAAACCACATAGATCCACCGCAATGAAGTAGTTACCGTCTTCAGGTTCTTCGTCACTGATCTTAATCCATTCATCTTTAAAGATCTCCGACTGTGCAGCCTCAAACGATGCCATAAACTCTTGTCTAAAAGCAAAGCTAGACATTGATCCTCTAGCAGCTTCAATCTCTTCAGGATCTAACAATGGATTATCAAAGCTAGTGAAGTGCCATGCCTTGTAATGTTGATCCTTACCACTATCACCTAACTTGTACAGTTCATAGAAATGGTTTCTACCCATTGGTGTTCCTATGAACATTGCTCTACCCTTCTGATCCGCTAAAGCAGGTCTAAGGATTTGTTCGAACACCTGTGGCTTCATGTCTGCATACTCATCCATCACTAAGTATTTAAGACTGACACCACGCATAGTCTCTGGTCTATCAGCACCCTTTAGCGATATCATTGCTCCATTCACCAACGTAATCTGCATGTTATTGACATGACTACCTTTGATGACTGGATGACCTAGCTCTAACAGCGTAGTCCACATAATATCTCTAGCTTGTCCCTGCGTTGGTGCTACATACCAGACATGACCTTTATCAGTCTGTAGAGCCTCTATAATCAGTGTCCAAGCTGCTAACCTTGACTTACCTGTACGTCTACCAGCAGCGATGATCTTAAACCTTACAGGGTCTTTGAAGACCTCTTGCTGCCACGGTAGTAACTTAACTTGTAGATCCATCGTCTTCTTCTTCGTAATCTATCAAAGTAGTTTCTACGTCAACAGGTTCATGCTCAATCATCTCTACTGGATTGTCATTTACTCCAGTGATGTTGATGGTAATGGCTCTAGAGCCTCCACCAGCACCTTTATCCTCAAAGTAAGATACTGGCAACATCCTATCAACACATAACTTCAATGCTGCCATCTGATCCTTATCCTCATCATTCAGAGCCTTATGTACTATCTTCCTGATGATAGCCTGTGAGTGTGTCAGCAACAGCGAAGCTGTTAGTTCTTTAATCCTTGCTGCTTCACCAGGAGGTCTACCTCTTTTAGCTCTTTTGATGTACTTCTTGACTTCTTCCTTCTTTGGTCTTCCTCTTTTCCTTTTTTTCGCAGGCACTTTCTTTTCTTCATTGACTGCCACGACATCCTGGCTGACCGATGAAGGTAGCGAACAAAGATCAGATATAACTTCAGTTTTAATTTCGGACATCACTACCTCTATATAGTTTCTCTGCCGGAAGGCAGGACTGTAAGGTGTATATAATTTTATGTATCTACAATGTAGTGTATGACGATAAGTTATATGTCTACTATTATTTAGTTTTTATACGATGTTTTGTTCATAGCCTACATAGAAGTATCTATTCTAGCATATTTTTAAGAGTTTGTCAAGTTATTTCTTCATATTCAGTGCAGAATCTGTGTTTGAACCAGTGCAGATTACATGCAAGAATCATGCCAACATAGGCTTTAGCGGGACTCCATTAACATGGTATCTTAGGCTCCGCAGAGGCTTTATAGATAACCTATTGATTCTAAAGAGATTTCTTAATAGTAATGAATTCTCATTAGCATTGTCTATTTTGCTCTTTTTTGAGGCTAGGTAGCACCACAACAATCTTCATCACAACTCCACCCCTCCCCCTATGTCGTATACTGTATACAGAATACAGTGGAGATTGTCGTTAGGATGACAATTCAATATACAAAGTCATAGATTGTCACTACGACGACAATACATTATATGAAATCATAGATTGTCGTTAGGATGACAATTGAGTCTGTGCAGAGTCTGTGCAGGCTTGAG